TTGGTCTACACCATTAGCCCAGAGCCAACCAAGAACTTGGTCTTTTGTCAGGTCAGCAAACTGTGTGAATGAATCCGTAGGCGCGGGGACCGATGCCGTTGAATAGACCGTGCCGGTGTAGTTTCCGTCTGTGCCGGTACAGCGCCAATGAATGTTGAACACTACGTTGGTCTTGTTGTCAGACTGTGGGTAGCAATTGAGTTGCTCAATTTGCCAGTTGAAAGTGGTCATTTTGCTTCCTTTAAAGGTTGTGGTGTAGGCTGAACAATAGTTGTCACGCCGTTTTTGGTCTGTTGAATAAAACCATTGGGTTTAATTTGGATTAAATTTCCCCATGTCTGGGGTTTTGTCAAATCAACTGTTTTCCCATCAATTTGAATCATTTGGCCTCCAGTTGAGCGATACGGTCAGTGAGTGATTGAATCATGGCTTGTTGCTCTTGCATGGCTTTGACAAGCGTAGCAACAATAGGCGACCAATTAAGCGATTGGGGTTGAATGCCGCCATCTTCGGTTAGCGCGTCTTTTTCGCCATGCACGGAACTTGGAATAACCGCTTGAAGCTCGTGAGCAAGGAAGCCTTCTTCAATAGCATTAGAACCTTTAAATATTCCAATTTCTTTACGATTAAACTGAATTGGATTCAACTGCATCACACGGCTAATAGCATTGCTAGAAACTGCCGCAACATTTTCTTTTAGCCGGTAATCGGAAACTATTGTAATATTCCCTAGATTTGTAGTATCTATCCAGAGTTGCACATTAGGAGACGAAAAATTTATATTAAAACTGTTAGGGCCATAAGATCCGCCGGTTCCACTTCGGATAACATAACCCGTCGCAACAACACTAGAATTGACTTGCAATAATGCGCCGGCTACTTGCGAAGTTGTATACCCCACCAGCAGTTTGCCGGAGGCGTCGAGGGTCATTCGTTTTGTATCAGATGTCCAGAATGTAATTGGCTGGAATGAACCTGTACTGCCGTAAGTTGCAACAACTCGAAACTCAGGTTCGCCATTGTTGTTGTAAATTAATAATTGCGAATCGTTACTTGTGGCCTCTATTTTAAGACCTTGTGCATTTGTAGTTTGTTTTAAATGCAGCTTGCTTGTAGTAGGCGAACTCGTCCCAATACCAAGATTCCCACTCGCATCCAGCGTCATCGCCTGTGTGAATGTAATTGCATTACCTGCTGTGCCGGAGGGGGCGGTGTACCAAGCGTGTTGTCCTAAACGGTTTTCATACAAACTAGCAGCATTTGTTGACATATATCTAAAAGATCCATCGTCATACGCATTTGACGATAAAGCCGCTAAATTGTCACCAGAATATAAAGCGCCATTTGACTTCAGTTGAAACGCAACACGCCCATTACCCCAAGCACTCGGCGTAACCCCCAGACCAAGGTTGCCAACACCATCAAGCAACATTAAGTTAGTGCCAGATGAATTGTTAAAAGCAGCCAAATAATGACCTGCGTCACTTCCTCCAGCAGCAGTACGCAAACCATATCCAGTAGAACTGGCGTTGACAAAGTTAGCAATTACATCACCAGCAACCGTACCATTTCCATAGATTTTTCCGTTTACTTCTAGTTTTGCCCCCGGCGAACTCGTCCCAATACCAAGATTGCCGGAGGAGTCGAGGCGCATCCGTTCTGTGGTATTGGTCGACCAAGCAACCGTATTGGTTGATGGCAAATACATTCCGTTCGTTGGAACCGTTGATCCAGATGGAATAAATGCAGTACCCGTTGCGCTACCAGTTGTTACAAGATTTGTACCATTAAACGTCAACGCCGACCCAGTGGTCAGAGCACTTGTGCTGCTTGCGTAGACAACACCGTTAGCAGTGAATGGCGAAGGAACGACCCCGGCGCTGCTCGCCAGCAAGGTGACTACGTTACTAGGATTTTTGTAAAACAGCTTCCCGTCCGCGATGTTGATCGCCAACTCGCCGAGAACCAGATTTCCGGCTGACGGTGTGTTGGTCGCCGTCGAACTATAGTAAAGCGAAATCGGGGTGTAATTAGTAGCAGCCATCAGAAAGTGCCTCCAGAAACGCCAGACCAAGTTGGGGCGCTTGAACCGTTAGATAATAAGACCTGACCTGCCGTCCCCGCCGCAGTAAACGCATAAGCGGTTCCAGTTCCATACGCAGACCCACCCGCAGTCGGAGTGGCCGTGGAATTTGTACCGCCCCTGTTGATTGCGATTGCCGTTCCGTTCCACGTCGCAGATGTGATCGATCCGGGATAATCAAATGTATTCGTTGACCAAGACACGTTTGAAGGTGTTTGATCGTGACGATCCCAACTTCCCGCCGCCGTTCCGTTCGCAATCAAAACAACAGTCACATACGCTCCCGAAGGAACGGAAGCAACTAACGTGTTTGAGTTGTTGTTAACAGTAATCGCGCCAGAACTCTGATTGTTGTTGAACGAAAAGATTGTTCCCAACTGCAACGTCGTTGCATCCGGCAACTTGATAATCTGACCACCAGAACCAGAAATCAAATAAACCGGCGTTGACGCAACCGTTAACGTAATCGGAGAAGCCGAAGCAGCTACACTCGTAAAGCCGTTGAAGTACGCATTAGCCGTAATGTTGTTGCTTGCGTCCCTCAACACTACTGAACTGGCACCAGAAGACGTCGTAACACCCGTTCCCCCATTGGCTACCGCAAGTGTCCCACCCAGTGTTACAGCACCAACAGAAGCCGTTGAAGGGGTCAAACCCGTCGTTCCAGCGCTAAACGAAGAAACCGACCCAGACCCTAGCGATGACCAAGTAACAGTAGTACCGTTAGACGTTAGTACGTACCCGTTCGTTCCAATCCCTAATCTCGTCGCGCTATTAGTCCCGTTCCCAACAATCAAGTCGCCAGTTGAAGTGATCGGAGAAAGCGCATTAAACGCGTCTGTAGCGGTTGTTTGACCAGTACCACCGTTAGCTACCCTGAGCGTTCCACCAAGCGTTATAGTGCCGCTTGTAGCCGTTGACGGGGTGAATCCAGTTGATCCTGCGTTGAACGTATTTACCGTTGGCGAACCTGCCACAGCAATTGCCGCGGTCGTAGTCCTTACGGTCTGCCCATTCTGGACAATCGGTACAACCTCGCTACCAGTAAGAGAACCGGCTGCAGGTAATTGCGTAATCGTTACTTGCGCAGACATTATTCTTGGCTCGGTGGATATGGCGCAATTGTATCCAGATTGCCGTTGGTCGTAGGCACTTGTGAGTTGCCCTCCAACGAAATCTGGAACTGATTGCTACCCTCGGTCATTAGGTAATCATCGTTCGCGGCCACACTCACATCTGGGCGCGGGAATCTAATCGTAATCCGCTCAGTCTTCCTTGCCGGCAACCGATACGGATCAAACTGGTCAGCGCAACCAGTATCGCAAACTTGCAGCCCCGGAAAGTTTGGATCTGGCCTCAACACCGAATGTGGATACTTCATCTTGCACCTATCGCAGATTGCGATTGCAATATCAGAGTAACCACGAGTGTCAAGGAAGCGTGGCATCAGCGTGTGTACACCGACACGTTCGGAGCCATGTAAATCGGCGACCGATCGCGTTCTTCAGCTTCCGCCAGACCTAAATACTTCTCGGCCTGCGCCTCAAGGTACTGAACTCGATCTAACGGAACTCCGGGCAACTCTAGGCTCATGCGGTGAGCCAACATCATCACCGTAGCCTCATACCACCTCTGAGGTACTTCCAATTCATTGGTTAGCGCACCAACGTCGTCAATCTGACGTGAGTACCACACAGTCATCTGAACAAACGGATCGCTTGGAACCGGCCACAAGTAGATCTTGGACTGCGGGATCGTGCGATTAAACCAAAACTGGAACGGCTGATTGGCCGTGAAGTTCTTGTTTGGCAGGTTGGTGTAGTCGTCCCGATTCAACCGGGCCATCGTAATCTCAGTAGAGTTATTCCCGAAGAACAACTCCCGCAAACTCAACGTGCCAGAGATGGCGCGTATCCGGTAGTACGGAACCGTGAACCCCGGATCAATGTCGTACCAGAGCCATTCGTTGTCAACCCAAACGGTTGATCCCGGCGCAGAGATGGTCTTCCATGTGGTTCCGTCAGAGGAACACTCAAATACCACATTGAACGTGCCAGAAACGCCCGGCAAGACGCCGATTGACCCGATATAAACTGAAGATCCATAGTTAACCGAAATATTCCCTGCCGCAGAAGTCTGCGTACAGATTGTGTCTGTGTTGCCGTCAAAGGCATTCTCCACCACTCCGCCGGCGCTGCTTGAGTACGCTCCCGACGGCCTTGCCATCTTCCTGTATAGCGCTTGCAATACGTCGTTTCCGCCAACAGGAAGGTCGTAAATGTACTGGTCCGCTTTCAGGCCGTACACCTTCTTTTCGATTGCCCAATACTGGATACCAATGTTGATTAGGTTGGACAACAGAAAGAACAGCGACTCACGGGCAGAAGTTACCTGCTCCGACGTCAGTTCTTCCGCAAGTTTGCCGGCACGGCGTGCTCCGTGGTCGATCAACTGTTGAACATTGATGACCGTTGTGCCGACTGTGTTTGAATATGCCATCTACCAACCCGGACAATTCCATCGTTTCATCGAGGCTCGTGACCGACTTCCCTTCTCACTCTTTTCTGCTACTGGCCCCATTCTGGCGCAGAAAGAATCACGCCGTGCCCCACCTTGTGGTTGCGGTGCCTTGAGATTGGACCCAGTCTCGCTATTATACTTTGCTCTACCCTTTGCTGTAAGCCCTGCGCCCTGATCCGCAGGCAATTTCTCGCCACGGCCAATTGCCAGACTTGGGCCGCCGTCTTTCATCTTTGCTGTTTTTGCTGATTCCCTAAACGCCTCCGCAGTAGGAGCACCCGGCGATCCGGGTTTTCGCATTTTTTCCCCGCTGCCGTGAGCAATACGTTCTTGTTTGGCATGAATTGCTGCGTACAACCCGCCTTCTTTGGCCGTAAATTCCTTGCCAACCTTGACAGGAATGCCAACCTTCTTTGCAAATTTTGGGCTATGCGCCACAGCCTGCATCAACCGTTCTTGAGCTAGTGATTTAGATGGCATTTTGTGTTGGCCAAGTAATGTTAAACGGGTCAACCTGCTTAGTGATGTCCCGCAGTGCTTGGCGGTAAGTTGCCCATGCTGCCTTGTCAACGGGTGAGTCCGATAGCTGGGTCCAGTCGGAGTCCTTGAGCATCTGATTGCGTTGATTGCGAACTACTTGCCACTGGGTATCAACACGCGCTTGAAGTTCTTCAGCCGTTAGAGGCTCAACGTCAACCAAACAGCACATCCCGTCATACAGGTGCGGGGCAGCAGATACCAGCTTCTCTGTTGCATGGTCGTAGGGTTTCCACACAGAAATAACGTAGTAGCCCTCGGACTTGATCCAATCCACAGACGGGCCACGCTCACCGAAGGAGGTGCTGGGAAACCACTCGGTGTGGTCTTTGATGATGAGTTCTTGGTTAGCGAGTTGCATGGTTACCTCGTCGGGAATGCTGCGGTTGGCGTTGTGATGGTGCGGGCAACGCCTTTGGTAATTCGTAAGTCTTGGATGTAGCCGTTAAGTGCAGAATATATAGAAGCCGCCCCAAATTTACCAACCCATAAAGTTGTACCGGATTGTTGAATTGTTGACGATGAGGTTGCTGTTGATGCACTAGCAACACTGTTGATATATAAAGTAAAAGTAGAACCGTTTCTGGTTAATGCGCAATAATACCAAGTGCCAGCCGACAAAGTTGTTTGATGGGTAATAGTACCAATCAGCGCATTAGAGGTGTTATATGCTTGGAAAGATAATTGATTGGTTATTAAACCTATTCCCCAGTTAATATCTGCTGCTGAATCACCCTCTCTAGTGCCGACCACCGCTTGTAGTGAAGTTGACACTGTAGTTGGATTTAACCAAAACTCTACCGTAAAGTTTCCTGAAGTAATTGTTGTTGCCGGGGTCAACGGCATCGTCAACCAGTCGCCAGTCCCATCAAACTTCATGCTTGTCGGCGACCACTTGGACTGCGTGGTACTAGACTGAGCGTCCCCAACCGTAATCACGTTGTTTTGCACCGCAGCGTCGTAGATTCCTGCGTTGGTCATGTTGGTCAGCAGAGAAGTTGCAGATGACGCAAAACTTGTATTGACGTTGGTAGTGCTTGAGTAACTTGCCGCGCTGGTTGAGCCTGCGGTTGTTAACGGTGCGAGCGTGGGTGGGGTGAAGTTGCCGGTGTAGACTGCGGTGCCTTTGACTACACGGAAATTTGATATAAAACCGTTAAAATTAGAATCGCCAGACGATTGAAATTGCCCTCCAATAGTCAAAGGTTTGGTGGTTGCAGTTTCTAAATTAGCAGTGGTAGGTGATGCAACTGAAACCCCGTTAACATAGATAGTAACTGCGCTTGAGTTTCTAACAACAGCAATATGTTGCCACTGGTTAAGTTTTATAACTCCTGCCGCAGACGCCGATTCATTTACACCAACCCTTCCAAGTGCTATTGCTCCACTTGATTTTATATAACAATAAGTAAACCCATCACTATTAGAAGTAGAGTTTGTCCACCACGACGTAGTAGCTGGAAACGAAGTTAAATAAATATACGACTCAATTGTAAAATCAGTACTCCAAGCAGAAACCGCTGAGTTGCTCGGAGTCTGTAAAAAATCGGTACTACCATTAAAGTACCCGCTCCCACCATACAGCGCAGTGGTGTACGATGCCGTTGGGGAGAACGGCTGGAATGCTTGGACGCGGGGGGTGCCGTTAGGGGTGATTGTGAAGTTGTTTGTGCTGTTATCAATGAAACGGTTGGATTGGCAGGTAAGTAGACTGGTGTTGGTGATTGCGGTTAGGGGAGATGTTGGCGGTGTAAAGTTTGCTGTGTAGACTGCCGTACCTTTCACTACACGCAAATTAGAAATGTAGCCATTCATCAAATTCCCGCTAGTACCATAGATGCTTCCTATGCCAAAAAAAGTACCTGTGTAATTTGTAGAGTCGGAAATTGAAAGTCTAGATACACCATTTAAATATGCAGTAGTGGTTCCGGAGTTTCTAACAATTGCAAAGTGATACCATTGGTTTGCTACAGGGACAACTGCTGGGGAAAAATTATTATTTGTTCCGTTGGCATAAATTTGAAAATTTGTGGTTCCTACTGTAGCGAACGCAACCGTATTAACAAGACTTGACGGGAAAAGAGATGTGCCTTGTACAAAAACACCATCTGCGGTCGCGTTCAATACGTTAAAATAAACCCACCCTTCAACTGTAAAATCTCCAGTTCCAAATGTAAAAGCAGCGTTTGATGGGGCGCTAATATAATCCGTACTACCATTAAAATAATTACTCCACTGCCCATTCGGCCAATACGGAGTGATTGAACCCTGCGTCGGTGTGCCGTTGCGGGTAATGGTGAAATTGTTCGTCGAAGAATCTAAGAACGTGTTGTTCTGTTGCCCGTTGGTGCTGGTTGTTTCCAACAGCAAAGGGACGTACGGGAAATAGGGGTCCGTTGTACCGCCGCCAGCAGACGATCTACCTGATTTAGATGCAGCAAACATTATGTGTAGTTCTGTCCGATTGTTGTTCCAAACCAGCTAGTGCCATTAGAGAAGAACGAGAAAATGTCTTTCTTACTCGCGGTGCTTGTAATGGTTGGGGCAGTGGCCGAAGGCCAAGAAACCGTAGACCAAGTGACCGTTCTGCTTCCAGTGGCATCTTGAGACAGAATAATAATAAACGACTTACCGGCTACCGCCGTAGGCATCGTGATTGTTGCGTTACCCGTCAACGTCAAGTTCTGAACCGTACCGTTTGCCAAGTCCACAGTAATAGCCGTGCTGGTGTTGGCCGAGTACAGCGTCTCAACGTAGTTCGTGACCGTTGGGTTAGTGAGCGTTGGCGTAGTTGAGAACACCAAATTGGTACTGGTTGTCCCGGTGGCGCCGGATGCCGTATAGCCCGTGATGTTATTGAACGCAGTGATGCCTGCTGACGTTGCGTTTGTGCCGCCTTTGTTTACGGCTATTGCAACACCATTCCACGTTGCGGATGTGATTGAACCAGAATAGTCAAGAGTGTTAGTTGACCACGATACGTTACTCGGTGTCTGGTCGTGTCTATCCCAAGTTCCCGCAGAAGTGGCGTTGGATAACAAAACAACCGTTGTGTACCCGCCAGAAGGAATAGACACAACTAACGTAGCCGAAGCATTATTTACGGTGATTGCACCGCTAGACTGGTTGTTGTTAAACGAAAAGATTGTGCCGCTTGGCAATGTCGTTGCATTGGGTAGTTGGATAACCTGACCGCCAGAACCCGTGATGCTATACACGGGTGTTGATGCCGCCGTTAGCGTAATCGTAGTGCCAGATGCCGCAACACTTGTAAACCCGTTAAACGTAGCGTTGGTAGTGATGTTGCTGTTGGCGTCCTTGACAACAATTCCGCTTGCCGCGTTAGTCGTTACTCCAAGCGCCGTTATAACCCCAGTCCCAGTCGTAACCGTTGAAGGAGCCGCGCCAGCACCGCCACCAACAACCAAAGCGTTAGATGCAAGTGCAGCGGAAGATGCCCAAGTGGTGCCATTTGAGAAGTACGGAACACCACCGCTGGTGCCAGCAATCGTAAACGCTGGGGTTGTGGTTGGATTGGCAACTGAAACAATGCCACCAGTCCAGCCGACGCTTGTAACCGTACCAGATCCGCCGCCGCCACCCGTATATTGAGGGATATTAAGCGTAGTCCCGTTGAATGTGGCGGCACCGCTCGTCCCAGTCGTTGTTAGCGTGATTGGTGACTGATAATCAGTGTTTGCCGTGGCCGCACTAATTGCGGTGCCATTGCCCTTTAGAACGCCCGTAATACTTGTAGAGAGCGTAATCGCCGGCGTTGTAGTGGCGTTGGCTACCGTCCCCGCCAATCCATTAGCAGATACAACTGAAACCGTGGTAACTGTGCCCGAACCACCGCCACCGCCAGAAGGAGTGGCCCAAGTACCATCACCGCGCCAAAACGTAGTTGACGATGCGCTTGTGCCGCTATTTAGATTAGTGACTGGCAAATTCCCCGTAACACCAGTAGTAAGAGGAAGCCCCGTACCGTTTGTCAGCACAATCGCAGAGGGAGTACCCGCATCACCGCCGGTAACAACTAACGTGCCCGTGGCGTCAGGAAGCGTAATAACCGGCGTTCCGCTAGTTGCAGCGGCTTGTAAAGTTTGGGTGCCAGCCCCGCTTGCGTTGCCTTGGATTTTGATATTTGCCATTTAAGTTCTCAAAATTGACCAAGTCTGTCCGGTTGGTACGGTTACTGCATATCCTGTAGCAACAGTTACCGGACTAACACTTAGCCCGTTTGTGTTGCTGGTCAGCGTGTAGTTCTGACTGATAACAATCTGCGATTCAAGTATAGGTCCACCACCGCCTCCACCACCAGTGTACTGCGGAATATTAAGCGTGGTGCCGTTAAATGTGGCCGCACCAGATGACCCACTTGTTGTAAGTGTGATCGGGGACTGATAGTCTGTGTTTGCTACGGCTGCGCTAATCGCGGTGCCGTCACCCTTGAGAACACCTGTAATCGTCGTAGAGAGCGTTATAGCCGGGGTTGTTGTAGCGTTGGCTACCGTTCCAGCTAAACCATTTGCTGATACAACCGAGACTGTTGTGACAGTCCCGGTGCCACTAACTGTAGCCCAAGAGGCAGTTGTCCCGTTAGTGGTTAGATACTTTCCAGAATTGGAAGTCTGAGAGGGTAGTAGCGCATTGATCGCTGCCGTTGCCGTTGTCTGCCCAGTGCCTCCGCTGCCTACACTAAGTGTCCCACCTAGTGTGATCGTTCCAGAGGTCGTTATCGGACCTCCGGTTGTTGTCAGCCCAGTAGCACCGCCAACAACATCAACTGACGTAACTGTGCCCGTGCCACCGCCCCCGTTAGAGAAAGGCTCTGTAAGCAGGACAACTGACATTACAAACCTTCGATGAAGGCTTTAGTCTTTGCTAGTAGTGCTGCTTTGATGTCCGCTACTTCTGCTTGCAGGGCTTCTGTTGCCGCCTGTACCGTTGCTAAATTCTCCGACTGGGCCCTAGCCGCAGCAGTAGCCGCCTTGGCTTCCTTTTCGGCTTTCTTAGCATCCGAAAGAGCCGCTGTCACTTGCGCAGACAATGCATCAGCACCTTCTTTAGTTGCCGTTGCCTGCGTTACAATTGTTTGAGCCTGCACCTGAGCATCAGACACAATTACCGCCGCAGAAATCTGTGCATCACCCACAATTTGTGCCGCTTGCGTTTTTGCAGCCTCAAGCGCATCTGCAGCATCAGCGTTCTGCCGATACAAACTTTCCCGCAACGCAACAATATCGGAAACCGGCGCAACAGCCTCAACGTACTTTTTGTTTTCTTCAGTTGCCGCCTGAAGTTCCTTCAGTTTGGTTGCGTAAACGTCCGGATTGGCAATAACCGACAGAAAATCAAGTAGTTGGTTCTGTGAACTACCGTCAATGTTGTAAGAAATCACGAAACACCTCCACCGGCCTGAATAGCAGTAAACAACGCAGACCCGGTTCCACTGTTGTAAATAATGCGTATGCCACGAACCGGGTACGAAATGTTTGAATCCTTTGACGTGGTTTGCGACGTCAAAGAAGGATGATTCGTCCAGTTCCCGCCAGAAGCCGTGTACCCACTGGCAAACACATTGTCAAACGTGTATTGAACCGTGTAGTTAATTGTACCAGTGACCACAACGCTCAACGCGATGTTCGTTGGTGCAGTGTAAGTATCGGTTGGATAAACCGGCGACGCAGTAGTTACACTATCAATCGTCGTTACAAAAGGGCGCATCTAACTCTCCAATGAAGACAGGGGCCGAAGCCCCCGTCCATTACCGTTTAGGCCTCATGAAATCAGCTTGTGGACCGTACTTTTCGTTACTGTCCTTCTTTGCTGCTTTCATAGATGGTGCATACTCAGCGTTATTGAATGCCTGTAGTTTTGCGTCGTTAGGCGCAACCCTGCCACCCTTTTTGTAAGTCCCGGCAAGCATATCAATTGACACTGGCGAAGGCATTGGCTTACGCCCCTGCTTCATCTGCTCCGGACCGCCGTCGTTTTGAACGCGGCCGCCCTCAGCAAACTTTTTTGCAGCACCGCCTTTACGGTATCCACCGGCGTTAGCTTTTGCGACACCACCCGTAGCAAAGCCACCTGCATTACCCTTCTTCACGTTGCCAGTGTTGGCAGATGAATTGTCAGGCTTGGCGGTGTGCATTTCGGTCGTGTCATACGAACCGGAAGTTGTCTCAGAGACAATCGCACCGCCCGTAGCGCACTTCATCATGCCGCCCTTCTTGAAGCCGCCAGCGTTGCCGTTACGAACACCACCAGTCTTGGCAGGTGCGTTATCAGCTTTACCGGTATCAACAATGGTCGTCGCAGGCGAACCAGAAATTGACTCAGAGGGTATCGCGCCGCCGGTGGCGCATTTCATCGTCCCACCCTTTTTCAACTTCAACTTGGTGCCCTTGCCACCCATATGCTCTTGCATATCGTGCTGCTTGAACGCCTTCTTGATCATGGCCTTGTCTTGCATTACATCAGACTTGCCACCTTCCTTCATGCCCATCATCGAGGCTGCGCGGCCTACAGGAGCCGACTGAGCAGCACCCATAGCCTTCATAGCACGGCGACGTGCGGCAAGCGCTGGCATCCCCGGAGCGTCCGCTGGGGCCATTCCGCCGCGAGCAGGTCCGACA